TAAACATAACTGGAGATTTAACGGCAACTAATCTTAGTGGGACATTAGCAGCAACAAATATATCTGGAACTCTTACAAACAACCAATTACCAAGTAATATAACTGCAACATTTACTGGAGATTTAACAGGAACTGCAACAACGGCATCATCTCTCTCCGGAGCTCCTAATATTTCAGTATCTAATATAGATGCTACAGGAATTATAACTGCAACCACAGGATTAAATGTAGGTACTGATTTTAATGTACTCAGTAGTGGACGAGTTGGTATTGGAACAGAACTTCCAACATCAGAACTTCAAATTAGAAAATCATCAGGATCTCTTTTAGAAGTTGTTTCTGACAGTGGTCAATCGAGAATTAGTATTGGACAATCTGTCGGTGTTGGTAATAGTACTGCCGTATTAAGATTTGGAAATTCTGATAAGTCTTTTGATATTATTAATAGAGATACTGGACATATTAACTTCTATTTACATAGTGGAACTGGTGTAGGTAATACAGGTGATTATAGATGGTATTATGGAAAGAATTTAGGATCACCATTAATGTCTTTAACATATGGTGGAAATTTGGGATTGGGAAAAACAAATCCAGATAATACACTACATGTTGTCGGAACTTCTACAGTAACAAGCACTGCTTATTTTGGTGGAGATATAAGAGCGAAGAAAATTTATTTTACAGAAATAGAAAATGGAGGAATTGTTAAGAGCAATACAAACATTACAAGTGGAATAAGCACATTTTATGATGTTGAAATAAGTGATAGTTTAGGAATTGGCACTGATAATCTAGGTTCTAATAAGTTCAAAATAAAAGATGGTCTTGAATCCAATTTAGGAACTAAAGTTTCTACTGGAACGGCAACTGTTGGTGATAGCACCTATTTTTCAAGTAATTTAGGTGCAGATGGTGCAGAACTAAAAGTATATGGAAACTCTTATGTTGGATCTGATTTATACGTAAGAGGAAGTTTTAATGGAACTCTAAATGTCTCTGATGCATCAACAATATCAGTTAATAGTGCTTCTGATGCATTAAGAATCACTCAAACTGGAACTGGTAATGCTTTAGTCGTTGAAGACTCTGCTAATCCAGATCAAACTGCTTTTGTTATTGATAATGCGGGCAGAATTGGAGTAGGAACTGATAATCCAAATGGACATGGTTTGTCTCTTTTTGATACTTCTCTTCAAATTACTTCAGGAGAAGGCGGGGGAACTTTCGGTGGTTTAACTCTTAGTTATGAACAAAACTTTGATGCGTATTACATACTTAATTGGCTTAAACCACTTTATATTGGTGGAGGTAATGATGTAATACTTCAAAATAGTGTTAATAATGTTGGTATAGGATCCACAATTCCAACTGCAAAACTTGATGTTAATGGTGATGTTAAAGTTTCTGGAGTTACTACATCTACTGGTGGATTTACAAGTGGAGGACCAGCAGTTGAAATAACTGTTACTGGATCTACATTAACTTTCACCGTAGCTGGTGTGGGAAGCACAAGTTTAAATTTAATCTAAAATAAAAATGGCAGTTTCTGTTACGAGATCTGGTCCTTACTATTCGACCGGTTCAATATCTTTTAGTTCTCTTAGAAATAATTTTAGAGCACAAAATATTGATGGAACCTTTAATTCGGACAGTTTGCCAATAAAAGCTTCTGAATTAAGAAGAAAAGTAGACATAAATGAAGAAAATGCCGTAGTTCCCGATTCTGTGGAGAATGAAAATATTTCCACACTTAATAATTTAAATTTATCTGATTTTAGAGGATCTGTCAAGTTTTATAAAATAAATCAATCGGGTACTGATGATAATAATGGAAATAATACAAGTCCCGGAGTAAATTTATCTACTTTATCGAATTTTTATTGGATTGATAACTTAGGAAAAAATATTAAGAAAGATATTACAATATCTGGAACTGTTGGTTCATATTATACTGCCCAACCCGCATTAAGTTTAATTGGATCTTTATGTAATGTCACTTTTAATGTGACTAGTACTGGAAAAATATATGGTGCTGGTGGTCAATATGGAATAAATTCTGGAAAGGGTGGAGATGCCTTTGAATTGGTAAATAATATTTCAAATACGGTTCATGTGAACCTAACTTCTACTTCTAGAATTTGGGCCGGAGGTGGTGCTGGTGGAAGAGGTGGTGATGGTGGTGATGGTGGAACTGGTGGAACTGGAGGTTCTTATCCATTAAGTCAAAGAAATCCTGGATCTGGTGGTGATGGTGGTATTGGTGGTGATGGTGGTAATGGTAGGGGGTATGAGCAAGTATTATCTAATGGATCATCCGGAAGTTTAGGTTCTAATGGTTCTTCTGGAGAAACTTTAGCAGGAAGTGATTCTGGAACTAATGAAGAGCCTTATCATGATAAAGCAGGTACTGGTTCAATTCTTTATAGATTTCCACAGTATGTAGGAGATAATAGTAAAGTTACTTTTAGTTCTGGAAATGGTGGTGCTGGTGGAAGAGGTGGTGCTGGTGGATCTGGTGGAGATTGGGGACAATCTGGAAATATAGGAAATAGTGGAGATTCTGGTATTACTGGAGTCCCATCCTCTAGTGCATTATTTTTACGTGTTGTAAATACTACGAGTGCAAGTGGAATTGATTATACCGGATCTTATAGTGCTGCTCATACTAATCAAATTTATATCAGATCTCTAATAAATGTAGTTGACGGTGGTGGAGAAGGAAGTTTCAGTGGAACTATTAGTAATTCTGTCCTTTCTGGATATTATGGACCTGTAGAAAGTTATGATTTAAGTATAAGTGTAGATTTTAATCCAAATGGAATTTATGCTACTGGATCATCAATGTATGTTGATGATAATAATGTTGCTGGAGATGATGAGGGTGATTTAGTGTTAAATTTTGACGGACAAAATGGCAATGTATTTTTCATATACACATCATTTAATGGTACAGATGGGGAAGAAGGAGAACAAGGTGCAGAAGGAGGATTATCTGGTAGAGCAATCTTTGGAACAAACACTTATGAAATCTCTGGACCGGAAAGTGTAATTCTTGGAAGGACTTGACAAGACTCTAAAAACCCTGTAGACTACCTTTGTCTGGGTTGGAGATGAGAGACTAAGCTTTTATAAGACACTTTAAGAACCGTCTACCAGGTCGCACTGGGGACGGTTTTCTGCTATAATAACTTCATACCGAACAGGAGAGCACTTGACCATTACCTTGCGTCCCCATCAGAAAGAAGCAGTCAATGCGATGTGGGAGCATAAGAAAGGCACTATTGTTATTCCGACTGGTGGTGGCAAGACCATTTGCATGATTGAAGATGCAATCACTAACATGGAAATGTCCAATCAAGGTCAGACTTTTGTTGTTGTTGCTCCACGTATTCTGCTTGCAGAACAACTTTGCAGTGAGTTTCTTGAGTTGATTGATACTGCTCACACTCACATTATGCATGTTCATAGTGGTGAAACTCACCACTTCAGCAGCACTAATCCTTCAAAGATTCATTTGTTTGCTAACACTGCACGTACTGCTGGTGAGAATGTTATTATCTTCACCACTTATCATTCTCTGCATCGTCTGATTGATGCAGATATTGAAGTCAACACCATTTATTTTGATGAAGCGCACAATTCAGTCCAACGTAACTTTTTCCCTGCTACGGAGCACTTTGCTGCTGACTCTAATCGGTGTTACTTCTTCACTGCTACTCCTAAGCATTCTGTCACTGTTTTCAAACCAGGTATGAATGATGTTGAGGTCTACGGTAAAGTCATCTGTAACGTTCCTGCACCTAACTTGGTAGAAGAAGGTTATATTCTTCCTCCTAAGGTTGTTGTCAAGCAACTGGATATGGTTCAGGATAAGCAGATGATTGCCGATCGTGATTGTCAGAATCTTTTGGATACGATTGACGAAAACTCTCTGAATAAGATTCTGATTGCCGCACGTTCTACCAAGCAGATTATCAAACTCCTGAGTGAGTCTGACTTCCGTATTCAGTTGGCAGAACGCGGTTATTCTTGCCTCTATATTACTTCCAAGACTGGTGCCATTATTGATGGTCAGAAAGTCAATCGTGAGGTATTCTTTGACACTCTGAATGCTTGGGGTAAGGATCCTAACAAAAAGTTTGTTGTGATTCACCACAGCATTCTGTCTGAAGGCATCAACGTCAGTGGTCTGGAAGCAGTCCTGTTTATGCGTAATATGGACTACATCGGAATCTCCCAGTCTATCGGTCGTGTGATCCGTCTGGGAGGGTCTCAGAAGACCTTTGGACTGGTCTGCGTGCCTGTTTATGATAAAGTGGGTATCAGTACTGCCAAGTCCGTTCAGGCAGTCGTTGACACCGTGTTCAAGCAGGGTGAACCTGCCATCTCTGTCGTCCGCCGTTGACTTATGAAAACCACTCTTGAATCCCTTCTTTATTCTGATCAAGAACAAGTGAAAGTAAAAAACAACCAATCATCCCTTCAAGAAGTTGGAGAGTTCCTCAGAAAAAGTATTGATTGGAATGCTGTATTTGGAGTCTGTGAAGATTTGAGAGATGATCCTTTTCTTAAATCTAGAGCAGATAATTTTATTACCTCCACAATGAAAGAAAAAGCCATTGTCCGTTTTTGTGTTGATCCAGAACTTAAACGTGTCGATAAAGAAGGTCGTGATCTTGAACATATTCTTTATGAGGGAATTGAACTTAAAACTAAAGAAAAACTTTTTCGTAAAGGATTCTCACGTAAGAATGGTCTTGGTCCTGGTGACACTTATCCAGTAAAAATTAAAAATTATCTTGGTGGAGAAATTAAAGATGATCGATTCTTAAATCGACATAAAGAAATTTCCTACACTAACTATGTTCTTCTTGTTCAAACTGGAGCACCATATGATGCTGCTGTAGTAACTGATGAATATTGCCGTTCTTGCTATTACCTTGATGGAGACGGCATCTTTGCTGATTTTAGAGCAAATGATATGTATCGTCTAAATCTTCAAGGTATTGTACCAAAACGTCAGGGAATTACCTTTTCTTCACTTCTTGCAGAAGCAGAAGAAAAGTTTTTCTCACTTTATTAAACCAGTAAGTGAACTGTCCACCAGGAGCATATACCCTGCTCCACTCTGCTATAATACTAAAGTAATCAAAGGAACACCACCATGAAGTGTCAAGTCAAACTCTACGTTGCTGGTCAAGTCTTTACTGAGACTGTTCACGCCCGTGATTATCAAGAAGCACGTCAAGTTGCATTGGCACGAAATCCCAATGCAAAAGTTGTGAGTGTGAATGCTTCTTTCTTTTGATGAGTAATTTTCTCAAACCTCATATACCAAATCCAGGAATCCTCAATCCAAAGGTTGGGGATCCTTTTGGGTATGTGTCAAAGGACGGAATGTGGGCTGCGATTCCTTGGATAGGGAAAAAAGGGTTCTGCATTATACATAATGGTAGGCACGTGCATTCTGTGACAACGTATAAACAAGCACTTGCATATATCAAGAAATCGTCTAAAGTAAAAAAAACATCATCTCTTGAGGAGTTTCTATGACAGATAAAGAACAGAAACGTCGTGATGCATTGGGTCTTTTTTATGAGAGTGTTCTCAAACCAGATTCAGAATTGCGGCAATGTGCTCACAATCAAAAGTGTTTTCATGAGTTGATGGAGTGGAGAGCAGAAGTTCTTGAATATCTTGATCGTCGTAGAAATGAGG